TAACACGCTCAACTAAAAAGCTTGCAAATGGTATTGAGGGCTTGCCTACAACTTTGAACGAGGTAGTGGGTACGGCTCAACGCTTAACCTCTATCACAGGGGACTTAGGAAAGTCAACAGATTTAACACTAGCTCTTAACAACGCCTTTCTGGCCTCTGGTTCATCTAGTATGGATGCTAGCCGTGGATTGCAACAGTTTGCTCAAATGCTCTCAGCCGGTAAGGTTGATATGCAAAGTTGGAAAACGTTACAAGAAACAATGCCTTACGCTTTGCAGAAAACGGCTGAGGCTTTCGGTTTTGCCGGTCAATCAGCACAGCATGAGTTTTACACAGCATTAAAACAGGGTGAAATCACTTTCGACCAATTTGCCTCTAAACTCATTGAGTTAGATGCGGGGGTTGGTGGTTTTGCTGAGCTAGCTCATACTAACAGTAAAGGTATTCAGACTTCTTTCGGGAACTTAAAAAATGCGGTTGTTAAAGGTGTTGCTAGCACTATTAAGGCTCTTGATGACCTCTCTAAAGCAGCAACCGGTAAGAGTATTGCTGAGAATTTTGACTCTTTAAAAGTGATTATCAATGCAACTTTCTCACTTATTGCAAAAATGATAAGAGCAAGCATACCGGTATTTCAAGTGCTCTTTACTGTACTTAAAACTGGTGTACAAGTTATTAAACCGCTTGTCCCGGCTATTATAAGCCTAGTATCAGCCCTTGTCGCAATGAAGGTTGCAAAAGAAACTATTGCAATGACTCAAGCCTTAATTTCTGGTTGGAAAACATTCCAAACAACGGCAGCGGCAGCGGTTCAAGTTATCAACTTAATGACGGCAGCTCAAGCAACTTGTGGGACTGTAACCAAGGCTCAAATGGTTGCAAACTTGGCAAATAATGGAGCTTTAACACTTTCAACTTTCCTTTATGGATTGCTTACTGGTGCTATCTCTATTGAAACGGCTGCAACTATCGCAGCGACAGCGGCAACAACGGCTTTTAAAGCTGTTTTAACGGCTTTAAGTGGCCCGATTGGCTGGATTATTGCCGGGATTGGTTTGCTAGTCGGTCTAGGTGTAGCCCTCTATCAATGGCTCACAATGGAAAGTGAAGAAACTAAAAAGCTCAAAGACGAGCAAGAGGCACTTGTTAAGAGTACGGATGATCTGATTGACTCAGTAAAACAAGGGGCTAAAGAAAGACAAAAGAATATTGCAGCGGTAAAAGGCAATACTGAGTCTTACCAAAAGCTAGCTGATGAAATTGTACAACTTTCTCAAAAGACAAACAAAACAGCAGCGGATAAGAAAAATCTCAAGAAAAAGATTGATGCACTTAATGACTCAGTAACAGGGTTAAATCTTGCCTATGATAAGAATACTGACTCACTCTCTCACAATAGTGAGGAGATAAAAGCCCGGATTGCTGCAATGGAGGCTGAGTCAACGTGGGAGGCCTCACAAAAGAGCTTGTTAGAAATCGAGCAGAAAAGGGCTGAAATTGGGCATCAGTTGAAAGCTATTGCTGAGCAACGTATCAAGTGGAACGAGGAGGCAAATGTAAGTGATGCTACCCGTAATGAGAAATTGCAAGAGCTCAATGATAAAGAGGCTGAGCTAGTTACAGCTCAAACTCAATTACAGGAAGAATACCAAAAAACCTCAGAGGTACAACAGGCAGCCTCAGAGGCTATGGCAGCCGCAACTGAAAATGGTGCTAACCGTCAAATTGTATCTTATGAGAATATGTCTAAAGCTCAACAGAAAGCAATAGATGATATGCGTACTAAGTACAATGAGTTGTTAGATACTGCTACAAATATGTTTGAACAAATTCAAATGAAATCAGCTATTAGTGTTGATGAGATGATTGCTAACTTGCAAAAAAACCAAGAGGCAATGTCAACGTGGGCGGACAACCTTAATATTCTTGCTAGCCGTGGTGTTGATGAGGGTATCTTAAATAAACTACGTGAGATGGGCCCTCAAGGCGGCTTGTATGTGCAAGAGCTTGTAAATGCCTCAGATGAGAAACTTGCAGAACTTAACGAGGTATTCTCTAAAGGTGGACAAACGGCTATGAACGGCTTGACCGCTGGTATGGATACCGGTTCACTAGGTGTCACAGATAAAATTAAGGGTATGATCCAAGATCAAGCATCCGGTCTAAAAGATGAGATTGCCGCCGCTGACTTTGGAAGTCTAGGACAAGAAATTCCAAACGGCGTAAAAGAGGGTATCGAGGGCGGAGCTGGCGCAGCCGGTACAGCAATGATTGATATGGCTGACAAGACTAAAGACGCTTTTAAGAGCTCTATGGATATTCACAGTCCATCCCGTGTATTTAATGAGTACGGGGGCTTTATTACAACCGGTCTAGCTGAGGGTGTCGGTGAGGGCGCAAATGAACCTATAAACGCTATGCAGAGCTTGTCTGGTGAGATTAGAACGCCTTTTAACTCATTGTACTCAGACTTTACTTATGTCGGAGATATGGCTATGGCGGGACTTAATGCCGGTCTTAATAATGGTGCTGGTGCTGTAATGTCAACCGCTGCTAGTATCGCTGCTAGAGTGAGAGATACTATTAAAGGGGCTCTTGATATTCACAGTCCATCCCGTGTAATGAGAGATGAGATCGGGCGCTTTATCCCTCAAGGTATTGCAGTAGGTATTGAGAAAGATGCCGGTACTGTTAAAAATGCAATGTTACGCCTCAAGGATAGCATGATGATAGATGCCCGCCCAGAGATTGCACTAGGACTAGACAAGCAACTAGGCGCTCAAGTGTCAGTTAAACAAAGCAGCAAGCAAACTATTGCAGAAAAAATCAAGGTGACTATGGACAAATCTAGCGAATTGCTAGAGAAAGCCCTAGATGTAGCAGAAACAGCGGTCAAACGCCCAGCGGCTATGTACTTTGATGATGGTACGCTAGTTGCTAAGACAAGTGATAAGTTTGCAAGACAACAAACCGAGCAAACAAGACGAGATAACAGAATGAGGGGTATTTTAACATGACAAAGTTAATGACCTTTAACGGCGTTGATATGTCTAAGTTTTTCCGAATAACCGATATTATCCGCCCGATTGGTAACAAGAGGAGCGTGTCAACCGATAACGCCCCTCTTTTGGGCGTAAATATCCAACAGGTAAAGATTGACGGGAAAGAGCATACTATCAAGTTTACAATGTTTGCAGAAAATCCGGTTGCAATGGAAAGCCTCAAGCATGAGCTTGCCGGTGTCTTGAAAGTAACTGAGCCGGTTAAAATCACTTATGGAGATGAGCCGGATAAGTATTATCTAGGTATGCCGGTTGATGATGTTACGCCCGATAATGTCGCTAGATGGATGCAAAAATCAGAAATTAAACTCTTGATCCCGGATGGAGTGGCACACAGTACAGTTTATAAAAACTTTAATAGTGACTCAAACGCTCAAACCACAGCGGATAAAATGATTTTTGACCTCAAAAACAATGGTACAGTTGAGGCTTTCCCGATTGTCAGAGTCAAGCATAATGCTGAAAATGGTTATATTGGACTTGTCAATAGTAATACCGCTTTTGAGATGGGAAACCGTGAGGAGGCTGATACTGGTATTGTCAAGAAATCAGAGATTTTACTTGATTATCGAGATAACAAAATTTCAGAGGCTTTCAGTAGAGCTACAAAAAACAGGTCAATTACAAACTATGCTAACGAAAACGAAACAGGAACACCAGAGCTCTTAAATCTTTGGGGTAAAAACCACGTTAAGTTAAGAGAGCAATTTACTCAAGGACAGACTGGACACTATTCAACCGGGCTATCGTGGGACATTCCAATAGATGCAGCTGGTGAAACAGGTTCATTAAATGATTATATATTTTGTAAGCAAGTATTTATTGCAGACTCAGTAAAGCAATACGGGTATTTGAAAATAACTGTATCAGATACAGCCGGGCAATTTCTTTACGGTGTGGAAACATTTAAACGTTCACTAGGCTTAGATTGTGAGTTTAACGTTTTAAGACCGGATACCAAAGATAGATATAACTTTTTAAAGCGCCTTGTTTTTAAAGGGGCAGATGATAAGCGCTTAAATCCTTTCAGTAAAGAAAGAGGCCAATTTGAGATCAAGCGTAATGATAACGTGGTACAAGTGTATTATGACGGTTCACATTACAACTTTGTTATCCCAGAAATTAAAGGGAAAAAGTCAGCTAAAATCCATGTTACTTTAGGAGCTTTTCACGATAAACCTATGGTATCAAATATGTACCTAGATGAGTTAGTGTTTAGAAAAGACTTTGTACCTATGCTTGGTGATATTCCTAACCGTTACGCTATGGGCTCAACGGCTGTAATCAATAGTGAGGATGATACCGTATATATTGATGGTATCGCTAAGTCTAGTGAGGTGGTTGACGGTTCACAATGGCTAGCAATACCGCCTGGCAATTCTCAGCTAGAGATGTACTTTTCTAGTTTTATTAAGAAAAAGCCAACAGTAACAATCGAATTTGAGGAAAGGTGGCTCTAATCATGCTCTTAACTATTCATGATGCAAATTTGCAAAAGGTTGCTTTTGTTGATAATAGCAAGCAAAATACACTCAATTATTATGGCGATACATGGGTAAGAAGTTTGCCTACTGGATCATCTACTTTTGAGTTTACTGTTTTTAAAAAAGCTATTAAGTCAGATACAGCTTTAACTAGAGCCTATCACTACCTCAATGAAAGAGCATGGGTATCTTTTAGGTATAAAGGCAAGAGTTTTATATTTAACGTAATGACGGTTGAGGAAGATGAGCAAACGATAAAGTGTTATTGTGAAAACCTCAACCTTGAGCTTATCAATGAGATAGCTAACCCTTACAAGGCTACAAAGTCTATGAGTTTTGTTGAGTATTGTGAGGCTATGGATCTATTGTATTATACTCATCTAGCTATTGGTATCAATGAGGTATCAGATAAGAAAAGGACGATTGAGTGGCAAGGGCAAGAAACAAAACTTGCCCGCTTGCTCAGTCTAGCTAAACATTTTGATGCTGAGATTGAGTTTGATACACAATTAAACGCTGACAGCACCATTAAGAAGTTTAGCGTTAATGTTTATCATGAAAATGATGATAATCATCAAGGCGTAGGCCGTATCAGAA